TCAGGATGTGACTCTTAACCTAAAGAATCGCAATAATGCTTTCAAGAACTTTGGCTATGGTGCGCCAAACCCACTTGAACCCAATGAAGCGTTTTGGCTCAAGAAAGCCAAGATGTACAACGCATCCACTGATGTTGTCAAAACCATGCGTTGTGGAAACTGTGCGGCATTCATTCAGACACCAACAATGATGCAGTGCATCAAAGATGGATTGGAAAAGGGAAAAAGCTCACCTAATGAGCTTGACTATGATGAGCAGTTTATTGAAGCTGCTGATCTAGGATTCTGCGAATTGTTTCACTTCACTTGTGCAGCACTTCGCACTTGTGATGCTTGGAAATCTGGTGGTTCAATCAAAAAGGACTGATATGAAGACAACTAAACCCAAAACTCCTGCTAACGCCCCTAAAAAAGGCATTCCCATAGCAATCATGGTTGCAGTTGGCAAACCCAAGGGTATGCCTACTCGTGGCGGAAGGACTGCTGCTAACTTTATGAAAAAATCTTCAAGAGGTAAATAATGTCTACATTTCAACTCGATCCAAATCAAGTAGCTTGGGGCGTTGCTAGTAATGGCACAACCCAAGTGGCAACAGTAACTACTAGCAGCGTTCAGATGACTGCTTTTGGGGCTACTACAACTATGATTCGCATTGCCTGTGGTCAAGGTCATTGCCACTATGCAATTGGCACAAGTCCTACTGCAAGCATTACAACATCAGCCATGATTCCACCAAATTGTGTTGAAATTGTGCGAGTAAGTCCTGCTCAAAAGATTGCATTCATTAAGGATGCAACGATTACAACATCAACTGTTTCTGTAACGGAGTTGGTATGAAAACCAAAGCCCAAAAGAAGATTAGCAAAGTTATGACTGAGTATGGCAAGGGTGAATTGCACTCTGGCTCTAAAACTGGCAAGATTGTGAAGTCCCAGAAACAAGCAGTTGCAATTGCTTTGTCTGAAGCAGGAATGTCTAAACCTAAAAAGAAGATGAAAAAGGTGAAGTAGATGAAAACACCCACTTGGCAAACAAAAGCTGGTCAAAATCCAAAAGGCGGCTTGAATGCCAAGGGGAGATCGTCTTATAATCAAGAAACTGGTGGCAACTTGAAAGCACCAGTAAAGTCGGGGGATAACCCTCGCAGGGCAAGTTTCTTGGCTCGTATGGCTGGTAACAGCGGTGCAGAGTACAAGGATGGTGAACCAACAAGACTGCTTCTTTCGCTCAAGGCATGGGGTGCAACCTCAAAGGCTGACGCAAAGGCAAAAGCTAAAGCTATATCCGACAGGAACAAAGCAAAGGCTGGAAGCAGATGACTTATCTTGAAACTGTTAATGATGTTCTTGCTAGATTGCGTGAAGCAACTGTATCTAGTGTTACCCAAACATCTTATTCAACACTGATTGGCAAATTCGTCAATGACGCAAAACGTCAGATTGAAGATGCTTTTAGTTGGAACGTATTAGGTCAAACAATTACAGTCACTACAGCGGCATCCACAGCATCTTATTCTTTGACAGGTGCTGGTCAGAAGTTTCAAGTAATGGATGTAATCAACACCACGAGCAATGTTGGCCTTACAAACATCAGTTTTGTGGACATGAACCGCAAACTGAACTTTACGCCACTGGTCAATTCAATCCCTACTGAATTTGCTTTTGATGGGGTTGATGCCTCATACGATACCAAAGTAAATCTTTATCCAATCCCTGATGGCGTATATACGATTAAGTTTGCTTTGACAGTGCCACAAGCAACATTGTCATCTGGTTCAACAGTTATATTGGTGAGTGATTTTTTAGTTGCTCAGAATGCTTATGCAAGGGCATTGGTTGAGCGTGGTGAAGATGGTGGTCTGTCTTCATCTGAAGCCTATGCTCTTTACAAGTCAATGTTAGCTGACCAGATTGCTTTGGAAGGTACTCGCTACCCTGAAAATCAGGAGTTTGTTGCAACATGAGTACTGCACTTGAAATCAACAGCATTTCAGCCCCCGGATTTTATGGGTTGAATACTCAAGACTCGCCTCTTGATTTGAATGCTGGATTTGCTTTAATTGCGTCAAATTGCATCATTGACCAGTATGGTCGTATTGGCTCTCGCAAAGGTTGGACTGCACTAAATTCTTCAACAGGAAACTTGGGTGCAAATGATGTTGGTGTAATGCACGAATTGGTGCAAGCTGATGGAACATTGACCGTTCTGCTTGCTGGGAACAATAAGTTATTTTATTTAGATGGTTCAAATGTACTTACAGAGTTGACCTATGGCGGGGGTGGAACAACACCAACAATTACCGCAAGCAATTGGCAATGTGCATCTCTTAATGCAATAACTTATTTTTTCCAAACTGGTCATGACCCACTGATATTTGACCCTACGGTGTCTACAAGCACTTATAGGCGTGTTTCTGAGAAGACGGGTTATGTGGCTACAGTTCCATCAACAAACATCGTTATATCTGCTTATGGACGTTTGTGGACAGCTACAACAACAACAAACAATGCAACTGTTTACTTCAGTGACTTGATTGCGGGTCATGTATGGTCTACAGGAACTTCAGGAACACTGAATGTAAATAATGTATGGGTCAATGGGGCTGACGAAATTACTGGTTTGGCAGCGCACAATGGATTTCTTTACATTTTTGGCAAACGTCAAATTTTGATTTATACGGGGGCTACAACTCCCTCGACAATGACTTTGTATGACACTGTTGAAAGCATTGGTTGTATTGCTAGAGATACGATACAAACAACAAGTACAGATGTTATTTTCTTGTCAAACAGTGGTGTTCGATCTTTGATGAGAACAATTCAAGAGAAGTCACAACCAGAGCGTGATTTATCTAAAAATGTTCGCAATGACTTGATGAACAAAAAGATTCCAAGTGAAACATTGGCTAATATTAAATCTGTTTATTCTGAAAAAGAAGCATTTTACTTACTGACATTGCCAATCAATCAACAAGTCTATTGTTTTGATACTAAAACATCTTTGCCTGATGGCGCATTACGAGCAACAACATGGGATTCAATTCTTCCTAAGTCTTTTCTGTCTAAAAGAAATGGTGACTTACTGATTGGAAAAACTGGTTATGTTGGTCAATATACTGGATTTTTAGATAATGCGTCATCTTATAGATTAGCGTATTACACAAACCATACCGATCTTGGCAGCCAATCAATCACCTCAATTATCAAGAAGATTTCTGTTGTGATTATTGGTGGAAGTAACCAGTATGTAACCATTAAGTGGGGATATGACTTTTTGACAAACTACTTGTCTCAGAATGTCTTGATTCCAGCACAAGGTGTATCTGAATATGGAACAGCAGAATATGGTGCAAACGCAACTATTGTTGCTTACTATTCTGAGGGTGTTGCATTACAGACACTTATTGCAAATGGTAGTGGTTCTGGAAAAATTGTTCAAACTGGATATGAGATGGATATTAACGGTTCTCAGTTGTCCATTCAAAAAATTGAAATTCAATCTAAGCATGGCAAATTGTCATAAGGGGTATAAATGACTGCATACACAAAATCAACTAACTTTGCGACCAAGGATACGCTTACCTCTGGTGATCCTTTGAAGATTGTTAAGGGTACTGAGATTAATACTGAGTTTGACAATATTGCAACTGCTGTTAATTCAAAGTCAGATACTGCATCTCCTACATTTACGGGTACGGTAACAATTCCTTTACTGTCGTATGCTGGAACAACACTATCTGCCGCAGTAACTGGTACAGGAAAGATGGTTTTGGATACTAGTCCAACACTAGTAACCCCTGCACTAGGCACTCCATCATCTGGTGTTTTGACAAATTGCACAGGGGTGCAATACAATGGCTTCAAGAACCGCATCATCAATGGCGGTATGGCCTTGGATCAACGCAATGCTGGTGCATCGCAAACCATTACAGCGGCGGCGGCATTGGCTTACACCGTGGACAGATGGTATGCCTACTGCACGGGTGCTAACGTCACTGGGCAGCAGATCGCAGGTGCATACACATCATCACAGTATCGCTACCAATTTACTGGTGCAGCATCAGTTACAGCTATTGGCTTTGGTCAGCGGATTGAACAAAAGAATTGTTTTGACTTAGCAAACACTACGGCTACATTGTCTTGCTACATTTCTAATTCATTGCTGACCACAGTGACATGGACTGCTTACTACGCCACAACCACAGCAGACACGTTTGGTTCATTGGCAAGCCCAACAGTAACTCAGATTGCTACTGGAACATTTACTGTATCTAGCACCAGAACGCAATACACAACCAATATTTCCATTCCGTCTGCGGCTACAACAGGCATTCAAATATTGTTTACGGTTGGCGCACAAACATCCGGTACTTGGGTAATTGACAGCGTACAGCTAGAAAAAGGCTCAACAGCAACGAGCTTTGATTACAGACCTTATGGGACTGAGTTTCAACTTTGTCAGAGGTATTTTCAACAATCTTATGCTGTTGGATTGGTTGCTGGAGACACAAGCGGTTTGGGTATAGTTGGTGGGACTGCTATGAATAACGGCACAAATAACGCTGGAAATAATGGAATTCCTATTTCTTTCAAAGTCCCTATGAGAGCAACCGCAACAGTTACTACTTATGCAGCTTATGCTAATAGTTCAGGCAGCATTACGATTGCAAAAGCCTCTACACCAAGCGCAACTTATGCGGCAACCGCAGACACAATAAGCTCAAACGGATTTAAAGTTTTTTCAACAGCAACAGGTTCTGGCGGTACGGCAGGAACTGCTACTGAATTTCTTTTGCAATATTTTGCTTCTGCGGAGCTATAAAAATGTTTAAACAAGTCAAAAAATCAGATGGTTTAATTTCTGAAACTGTTGTTTTAAGAACGACTGATAACGCATTTATCCCATTCGACCCTGCCAACACCGACTATCAAGCCTTTTTGCGTTGGTGCGAAGAGGGCAACACACCAATTCCCGCAGAGGAGAGTAAATAATGAATGCTTCAGAAATCATTAAACGTGATGCACAAAGGAATAAAGTTGATCCTGCCAATGCATTATTGGCTGTAAATAAACTTGTTCAATCAGGTGACGGCATTTTGCTCAAGGAAAATGATTCTGTTTTGCTTCTTAAGAAACTAAAACCCCGTGTTGTTGAAGCTCATTTATTCACTGTAGATCAACCAATGATGCTATCGAAATCTTTGCTTGTGTTTTATAAGAAACTGCAAGACTCAGATATTCAAGTAGTCTATGGTAAAGCCGATAACCCTCAGATTATTGATCTGATGAAAAAAATAGGCATTAGAGTTGAAGACTCTGATTTATCTCAATATAACTGGAAGCTCGTAATATGAGACACAATTCATCACTAGCATTGCTAGACATTCCTGATCTTCCTATTGATGCTTTTCGCCATGTAGGAGATCGTAAAATTAAGCCTCAAGGTGGTAAAGGTGGTCTAGGTGGACTTATTTCCAATACATTGGGAAATGTTGGTAATCTTGTTACTGATACAGTAGGTAATGTTGGCAATCTTGTTAAAGATACAGGTGGCAATATTGATAAAACAGTTAATGATGTAATTCCGGGCGGTTGGGGTACTGTTGCATTAGTAGCTGGTGGTACTGCATTGGCTTCTGGCGCATTAGGTGGTGCAGCGGCAGGAACAGCAGGAACGGCTGGTACTCTAGAAGCTGGCGCAAGTGCTGGTGGTTCTTTGTTTGCTACTGGTGGTGGTGGTGCTGCTTATGGCGGCGGTGTAGCTGGTGCAACATCTACTGGTGGTATGTTAACTGGTGCATTAGCACCATCATCATTTGCTGGTGGAGGTGCATCAGCGGCATCAGCAGCAGCACTTTCTAGTCAAGTAGCTACTTCTGGATTGATTCCAAGTGTTGTGCAATCAGTTGCTGACTTTACTGGTTTGTCACCCTCAGTTGTTGGTCAACTTGGTGTTGCTGGCGTTCAATCATTAATTAGCGGATATTCTGCAAGTCAAATAGCAGACCAACAAAAACAAGCAGCGCAAACATCGGCAGATGCACAAGTGCGTGCGGCTCAGATTGCTGCTGATGCGGCTAAATTTAGACCAGTTGGCGTGACTACAAGATTTGGTCAATCAGCCTTTACAACTGATGCTCAAGGCAATGTAATTGGTGCTGGATATGCAGCAAGTCCTGAGATTCAGGGTTACCAAAACAGATTATCTACACTTGCAAGACAAGGGTTGACTCAGGCTGAACAAGCACCAACTGCTTACGCACCACTGCAAACGGGGGCGCAAAGTCTGTTTAATCTTGGTCAAGGATACCTTGCTAAGTCACCTGAACAAGCGGCACAAGATTACATTACTAAGCAACAGGCATTGCTTGCACCTACTCAAGAGAATCAACTTGCATTGCTGCAAAACAAACTGTTCCAACAAGGTAGAACTGGTGCTGCTGTAGCTCAAGGCGGCAACTTGATGAATACAAATCCTGAGATGGCTGCTTATTACAACGCATTGGCTCAAAGTAACTTGCAATTGTCTGCAAATGCTGACCAAGAAGCTAGAAACCGCATAACTTATGGCGGTGGTTTGATGACTCAAGGTGCTAATTTGCAGAATGCCTACTACACAGGTCAGACAGGTGCTTATTCCCCGTTTGCCACTGCAATGGATACATCATCAGGGTTAGAGAGCCTTGCACAAACTCCATTGAATCTTGGCATGAATATTGGGGGTAATATTTCAGCAGGATCAGCACAAGCTGGAAAATTGTTAAGTGGTGGCATTACTGGTGCAGCACAGACAATGTACCAAAGCAATGCGTTTAGCCCAAGTGGAAATGTTCTATCTGCATTTTCTCGATCTCCTTTAATAGAAGGCGCATTGAACAACCTATTTGGTGTACAACCTCAACAAAAGTTTGTGGCATAAAGGAAAAATCATGGCAACAATTGAAGATTATGGTGTTGGTACTGGTTCTAGAAACCTTTTTGGTGGTGGGATGAGTAAACAGGAATTAGATAAACTATTAGGGTTGTATCCATTAACTCAAGCTAATCCTATGTCTGCACAAGATGTTTCTACAGTAGAGGCTTTATCAAGAGTTGATATTCCATATAGAGGCGCATTAGATACTAGTGTTCCTGCGGCTGATAATTTTCAGCCAGAACAAATCTTTACACAAAGACCTATGGATTTGTCTGCTTTTATGCCTAGCGATTTGAGAAATAACCAAATGACAAGTCCTGAACCTAACTTCAGTGCTAGTCAGCCTCAGTCAGTTGTATCTGGTTTGTTTTCACCTGAGTTGAGCAATCTACAGGCTCGTTTGTACCAACAAAAGCAAAATGAAGCAATGCAAGATAGGTTTACGCAGTTTGCTCAGTTGACTCCATTGCAACAGGCAAGTGTTGGATTTCAACAAGCTGGATACCAGTTAGGCCAAGGTGTTGGCGGTGCTTTGGGTGGTCAAGACCCTCAGTTACAGATGATTTCACAGCGTCAACAGATGCTTGGCATGATTGACCCGAACAAACCAGAAACTTATGGTAGAGCAATTCAATTTGCCTTGCAAACTGGCGACAGCAATACTGCACAGATGCTTAATAATGAGATGAAGAATGCTCAGGCGAGGAAGACTCAAGCCTTAGACACTTACGCACAGCAATTGTTGCCTACCCTTAAAAATGCTGATGGGACTATTAACGAACAGGTGAAGTCACAACTCTTGGCATTCCCACAAGGTCGTGCAGCTATCACTGAGTTGGCTAAAACTTATCCTAGTTTGCGTACTATCGGTGCGGCTGGAGGTCAAGAAGAAGACCCATTTGCAGTGTTTACTCAAGACCCAAACACTCCAGCAAATGTAAAAACAGTTGCGGCTAGATACTCAACTAGTCTTAAGAATGGAACTCTTAACCCTGAAGATGTTGATAAGAGGGTCACAGAATTGGGTAATATGACCCAAAGAGCGCAACAGTTTGAGCAAAATCAAGCGCAAATTGTGGCTCAACAACAAGTTCTTAATTCTCTGAAAACTCAAGGTCTTGAAAACTCTACACAGGCTTTGGCTATACAGCAATCTTTGCTTGCACTTCAACAACAAAATGCTAACTTTAATCAGCAAATGAAACTTGCTGAGATTGATCGTAAGAAAGAAGAAGCAGCAAACAAACCTCTTAGACCAGATTTGGCTAAAGATGAGGAAGCTGATTATGCAAAGGCTAGTGAAGCTAGAAATCTTGCTATTGAAGCTAATGACTATGTCAGCAGTATCAAGAGGGGTGATATTAAGTTTGGCTTGAAAGATCGTGCATCTATTGCAGCTAGAAGTGCATTAGGTTCAAATGATCCTGATGTAGTTGCTAGAAATGATTTTGAAAGGTTCAAGACCCGTCTGGTCAATGAATCTTTACGCCTGAACAAGGGTACTCAGACTGAGGGTGATGCACAGCGGTCAATCAAAGAATTGCAAGGTGCTGAGTCTGCTGTTGATGCTGCTAAAGCTATCAATACACTGGCTGAAATCAATGCTAGAAAAGTCTCTGACGCAAAGGCTTCAATTGAACGAAGACGCATCAACGCAAATATCAAATTACCTGAAGTGCCAATTGAAACATTGAAGTTTGAACCTCATACATTTACACAATCAGAAGTTGACGCATTCTTGAAGAATCCAAAATATCCATCTGGAACAATTTTTGTTGATCCTGATGGAAAAAGAAAGGTGAAACCATAATGGGACAAGATTACAGAACATTGCAAGATGCACCAGACACTCAAGCCGCTAATGTCGAGGCTATTCAGTCAACCTTTGCGCCAAAGATAACCTACAACCCTGTTGTTGAGACTTTAAGAGCAGCAGGACAAGGTGCAACCTTTGGCACTTTGGATGAACTTGAGGCAGCATTACGCACAGGCTCTGTCAGTAATGAAGATTACATTCGGTTGCGTGACCAGTTACGAGGTCAGCAAAAGCAGTTTGGTGAGGATTTCCCTGCTGTTAAGACTCCTGTTGAATTGGCGGCTGGATTTGCTGTACCCGTTGGCCTTGTTGGTAAAGCTGTTAAGACTCTTGCACCAGAAGTCAGATCACTGGTTACTGGCGGTGAGGGTTTGGGTGGTCAAATCTTGCGTACAACTGCTGCGGGTGCAGGAACTGGTGCATTGGCAGGGTATGGCTATGCAGAGAAAGATGCTGGTATAGAAGCAGCCAAGGGTGCTGTTTTCGGTGGTGTATTGGGCGGTACTGTTCCAATCATCATAGACAAAGCTGGAACAATCATCAAGAATGTTTTGAACTCTGCTGGCATTGGTGACCAAGCAACGGCTGCATCAAAGATGCTGGCTAGTTACATGGCAAAAGATAATCTTACCCCTCAAGAGGCAAGGGCAGCATTAGATGAGTTAAGAAGAATTGGAGTTCCTAACCCTGTAATTGCCGATTTGGGCGCAAACCTGAAGAACCTTGCATATAACGCATATATTGTTCAGTCCAAAGCCAAGGGTTCTACAGAGAAGTTCCTTGAAAGCCGCTTGATTGACCAACCTAACGATATTGTCAAGGGATTGGTTGAGAAAGCGGGATTGGCTAAAGATGTCAATGGCTATGAATACCTGAATGCATTGGCTGAGTCTCAGGCGGCAAAAGCTAGTGCGGCATACCCAAATGCTTATAAACTTGCTATTGATGCAAAGCCATTCAGAACATATGTAGACAGACCAGTATTTGTTGATGCCTATAAAGAGGCTGAAAAACGAGCCGCTGTTAAAGGTGAAACACTACCTCCTCTTGAGTCTATTCGTAACGCTCAATCAGTTCCTACAGACATACTCCACCAGATAAAAATTGGTCTGGATCGAATTATCGACAAAGAAACTGATGCTGTTACAGGCAAAGTCAGTGGTTATGGTCGTGATGTCATCAATGTGAAAAACGAGTTCAATGACAAGATCAAAGCATTGAATACCGATTACGCTAAAGCCAATGCTGAATTCGCTGATGCATCACGCATTGAGAATTCTTTTAAGATGGGTCAGAAATATCAAAAACTTGATCCTAAAGAAGCCACCGCCAATATCAAGGCAATGAATCCTGATGAAAAAGAGGCTTTCAGACTTGGCATGATGGCAGACATCAATGATCGGGTTGGCAGATTTAAAAGTACAGATTTCACTAGAGAAATATTCAAGTCAAACAATCAAAAATTGCTTGTCCGTAATGCGTTCACTGATACTGTAGACGCAAATGGAAATGTGATTAAGTCTGCCCAAGATGCATATACAGATTTTTCAAAATACATCAAAGGTCTAGAAGAACAAAGCAAAACAGCCAAAAAGGTTATTGGAGGTTCACCTAGCGGTGAGCGTATTGCTAGTACAGACCAAGCCAAAGAACTGGCTAATATTGCTCAATCAGCCGCAAGTGCTGATGTTTTTGGTTTGATGAAGGCGGCTGGCTCATCATTACTTGCAAGAGCAAAAGGCATCAGTAGCGAATCATCTGAGATATTGCAGAAAAAGCTATTCAGTTCTGACCCACTGGTGCAAAGAGCAATTATGTATGAATTGAATCGCAGAGCAAAAGCCCCAAGAACAGGATTGTTGTCTGGTGCTGCTGGAGTTGGTACTGCCACTAGCATCATAGGAGACTGAAATTGATCCAATCACGTTATGCCTCATGGCGGCTGGTCTGGTCAAACAGATTCAACAAGGTTGCGAACTCTACAAGCAAGCTAAAGAGCAGTTTGTCCAAGTTAAGCAAACTGGTGAGCAAGTCGTTGCTATTGGCAAAGAACTTAATACTTTCTGGAATCAACTCCGCAAACTCTTTGGTGCTAAACCTAAGCCTCAAGCTGCAAAGCCTGTGGCTAAGGTTAAGAAGTC